GCGCAAGCGGCGAAGTTTCAGTTCACCGCGGCCGGTCCGATCTCCCTGATCGCTGCGACCGGCTACGTGATCGCCGGAAACAATAGCGGCGTTCAAACGCTCGAGCCGCTCTCCGCTGACGTGGCGCCTTCGGGTACGGAGATTCCCGTCGCCGGCAAGGCCATCGAGACGGCCCCGACGAACGCCGAGGTCTCGCTCGGAGGGATTCGTGCGGAGGCCGGCGACATCGCACTCTCGATTTCCGCAGGTATCGGCACGCTGACGAGCAACAACGGCACGCCGATCACGCCGATCGACTTTACGACGCTTGGCTTGACGGCAGGCCAGAGGATTCATATCGGTGGTACGAGCCTCACCGTCAATCGTTTCGGGTCGACCGCTGCCGGCGACGGTACACGCTCGTTTGGCTCCGGCCGGATCGTCACGATCGCGGCGCAGACAATGACGATCGACAAGATCGACGCGACGCTGGTCGCCTCCGACGGTACGGACGATGGCACGGCCGGTACCGAGGTCCCGGTCGACATTCTCTTCGGCCGCTTCATCCGGAACGTCGCCGTTGACTCGGCGGAGTATTCGCAGATCAGCATGACCTTCGAGCAGAGCTACCCCAATCTGTTCGAGACCGATCCGCCGACTCCGGTCGCCAACCCCGACGGCTTCGGTTACGTCCGAGGAGGCCTCGCGGCGCAGTTGACGTGGGGCATGCCCCTGACGGACAAGTCGACCGCGACGTTCGCGTTCATCGGCACGACGGCGAACGAGCCGGTCGACAACGCAGCGCGTGAGACCGGTGCGTCGGCCGCTCGAGACCCGCTCTTCACCGGTGCCCTCAACACGAGCACGGACTTTTTCCGGCTCCGCATCGAGGACGTTGACGAGACGGGTCTGACGTCGGACTTCAAGGACATGACGATGGTCTGGAATAACAACGTGGCGGCCGAGAAAGTCCTCGGTCTCCTCGGTGCCAGATTCATGAACCAGGGCAACTTCGAGCTCGACATTGAGACGCAAGCGCTCTTTACGAACGCGCTCGTCCCCGCTCGCATCCGGGCGAACACGACTGTCTCGATGGACTTCCTTATGCGCAACGACGATGGCGCGATCGCCGTCGATATCCCGAGTGCGACGATGGGGTCCGATGGCAAGGAGTTCCCCGTGAACGAGTCGGTTCGAATCGGCCTGACGGTGCAGGCGTTCATCGACCCGATCCTCCTGACGTCGCTGGGCGTTTCGCTCTTCCCGGTCTTCCCGATCCTGTAATCGAACGGACGGGAGACCTCTAGTCGCCTGAGGTCTCCCGTCTGATTCTCATCCAGGCGACGACGACAACCTGCCCGAGACAAGAAGCCATGAGCAAGTTTGGACACCTGAAGGAATACAACCCGGAGGGGCGTCGCGTTCGATACGCGCTGCCTATTGCTGGGGCTCGCAACAAGAAGGGCGAGGAGGTCCCCGCCGTTCTCGACATCGTTCACGCCGGTCGCTCGAATCGCAACTACACCGCTGCGGTCATGCAGATCAACGCGAAGAAGGGCCCGGCGATACGGATCGGTCCGAAGCCGACGGCCGTAGACATTCAGGTCGCAATAAAGGAGAACCTGAAGATCGACCGCGAGCTCTTCCCGCAACACATCATCAAGGGCTGGGAGGGCATCGCCGACGAGGACGGGAAGGCCGTGAAGTTCTCGGTCTCGGCTTGCGCCGAGTTCCTCGACGCGCTCCCCGATTGGATCGTGCACGAGCTCTCCGTCTTCTGTGCCCGACCTCGCAACTTCCTACCCGACGCCATGCCGACCGAGGTCGAGGTTGCAGAGCAAGCGGGAAACTGAAACGGCGGCTGCTTTGGGAGCTCCGCTTCCGGCGAGATCAGTTCTCGATCGAGTCCGGTCGCGCAAAGGGTCGCCCCGATCCAGAGTGGTTTCTCGATTGCCCAGAGCTCCTCGCTGGCGAGAGGATGTACCTGGATTCGTTCTGGGAGCTCGATTCCGAGAGGGCGTCAGGTGGCGGCACGCTCGGTCGCATTCCCAGGTCGAAGGTCATGGCCTACGGCCGGGAGGAGTACGGCTTCGACCCGGACACGCTCTCGATCTTCTGGCAGATCATTTCGACGATGGACGGAGGATTTCTCGGCTGGCAGAAGAACGAGCACGACCGATACGTGCGACAGCACAGCAAGAAGGGCAAGGGTGGCCGGAGGACCTCTCGCCAAACCTACAACCGCTGACCTGATCCTATGACCCAGTTCGTCATCGAAGTCGTCGTTGATCCGAGGCGTGCCGTTCCCGGCGCGCGGAAGGTTCGTGGCGAGCTTGAACGGATGGAGGGATCGGCAACGCGCCTCAAGCGCGCGCTCACCGGAGCGCTTGGCATTCTCACGGTGGGTGCCGGTATCACAGCCGGCACCCGCCTGCTCGCCAACTTCTCGCAGGAAATGAGCACGGTCGCTGCCATCGCGCAGACGACCGGCCAGGAGTTCGACGATCTTCAGGCGAAGGCGATCGAGCTCGGCACGAATACCAGGTTCACCGCGACGCAGGCTGCCGAGGGCATGACGTTCCTCGCGCGCGCCGGCTTCGAGGCGGACGAGGTCTTCGAGACGGTCGAGTCGACGCTCGAGCTCGCGCAGGCCGGAGCGCTCGGCCTCGGCGAGGCGGCCGACATCGCATCGAACGCTCTGACGGCCTTCCGTCTCGAGACTGATCAGGCGGGTCGGGTCGTCGACGTCCTCGCCCTGGCGGCGAATAGCTCGAACACGACTGTCCGGCAGCTAGGCGATGGCCTCAAGCTGGTCGCGCCCATCGCCGCCGGCGTTGGCGTTGAGATCGAAGAGACAGCGGCTGCGATCGCCGCCCTCTCGAACGCCGGCCTGCAGGCGACCCTTGCCGGCACCGGCCTCCGGCGAGTGATCTCCGAGCTCGAGAGCCCGAGCGCGAAGACGAAGAGACAGCTTGGTGATCTCGGGCTCGAGACCAAGGACTTCCGGATCTCGTCCGTCGGTCTGACGGCTGCCCTGCAGGCGCTCGCCGAAGCTGGCGTCGACACCGGCCTCGGTCTCGAGATCTTCGGCGATCGAGGCGGCCCGGCTTTCGAGGTTCTGAGCAACTCGATCCCGGACGTCATCCGGTTTACCGAGTCGCTGAACGAGGCCGACGGAACCGCGTCGCGGATCGCTGCGACGATGGACGACAACCTGAACGGGGCGATCCTCGCGACGAAGTCGGCGCTCGAGGGTCTCGTTCTTGGCGTTGGTGAGGCGGGCGCGACCGGAGCTCTTCGAGGGTTCTTCGACATCACGACAGTTGGCCTGCGCGGGCTCGCGAACAATATCGACCTCGTGACCGCGGCGACGCTGGGGTTCGGAACTGTTTTTGCTGCCGTGAAGCTTGCGCCCTTGGCCTCGAGCGTCGTTGCGTCAACTGTCGCTTTCGTCAAGCTCCGAATCGCGGTCGCGAGCGGTACGGCGGTCATCCTCGGATCGGCTGCAGCAACGCAGCTGCAGGCCGTCGCCGAAGTCGAGTCGGCTGCGGCGCTTGTTGCCAAGACGACCGCGAACATTGCTGCGATCAAGGCCGAGACAGCGAAGGCTATTGTCGTTGCTGGATCGACCCAGACCCTATTCATCCAGGCCGCTGTCGAGACGCAGCTGGCAGCTGCGACCGCGGCGAACACGGTTGCGACTGAGGCCCTCACCATCGCACAGGGCAAGCTCGCTACGGCTACGGCCGCGACGACGATCCGGGCGAGGGCCCTGGCGGCGATCAATCCGTTCGCCGGTTTGATCGCCGCTGGCGCGATCGCGATTGCCGGCACGAAACTCCTCGTCGACGAATTCGATGAGCTTGCGGAACAGGCCCTTCGCGTCCAGGAAGCCGGCGACAAGTTCGCCCTGACCGAGTTCGGGAAGGTCGGCGCAGACATCGTTCGCGTTCAGGAGAACCTGGCCGCCGTGAACGATCAGATCGACAAGGATGTCGCGAGCAAGGGGTTCGCGAATCCCGTCGCTCTCCAGGCTGCGCAGCGCTACGAACAGCAGCTTGAGACCTTGCGGTTCCAGCAGGGTTTCCTCGCCGACGGAACGGCGAAGACGACCGAGGAGGCGCAGGCCCAGACCCTCGCGCTCGATCTGCTCGCGACCGCGGTCGGCGGCGTCATTTCGAGCATCGAGCAGGAGAACGACCTCCTGCAGGAGAACTCTCGCGAGCGTCAGATCCAGGCGGCCTTGATTCAGGAGGTCACCGAGCTCGAGAAGCAAGCCGGCGTCGACGTTGACGAGGGCCAGCGGGGGGAGCTCGAGGCGGCCCTCAGGCGGAACCAGCTGCTCCAGGACCAGGCCGCGGCCTTCGAGAGCATCCGAGGGCCTCAGGAAGCCTTCAACGCTCAGGTGGCCGCGCTGACGGTCCTAGAGGAGGAGGGGAGGATCACGACCGAGGAGCTCAGCGTGGCGCTCCTGGGCCTCGCGCAGACCGCCGAAGGTCTCGATCTGTCCGCGGCCGACGCCGGCGGTGGTCAGGACATCGCGTCCAGGATCCTCGAACAGGTTGAGGCAACCAAAGAGCTCGCGCGGATCGAGGCTCTCCGGGCGAGCATCATTGCCGAGGCCGAGGGTCCGCTTGCCGCGCTTCAGGCTCGCCAGGAGGAGACTATTGCGCTCGGAAAAGAGGGCGCGATCACCGAGGAAGCGGCGGCCCTGGCTTTCGAGAAGACCGCCGAGGCGATCCGGCTTCTGAATCCCGAGTACGCGCGTCAGCAGGCCCTGATCCAAGAGATCGAGGGCCCGACCGCGGCTCTCATGCAGCGCCAGGAGGATCTTCAGGCCTTGATCCTCGCGACCGGCGACGCTACTGGCGCCTATGCTTTGGCGCTCGAAGAGGTCGCGGCCGCGCTCGTGCCGGTTACCGAAGAGCAAGCGCTCCAGGCCGAAATCCTCGCCGACATCCAGGAACCGCAAGACGCGCTCGCTGCGAGGCTCCTCGCCCTTGATGCGCTCCTGCAGGCGAACAAGATTTCAGCGCAGGAGTACAACCGCGAGCTCGAGCGCATGGGCGTCGCGAGTGAGACCACGAACACGGCTCTCTCCGGTTTTCAGATCGGGCTTCGCAACTCGGTCGACGAGATCACCGACGTCCAGGGCGCTGCGCAAAACCTCGTCGAGAATGGCTTCTCTGCTGCCGAGGATGCGCTCGTCTCGTTCGTCAGGACCGGCGAGGCAGACTTCTCTGCGTTCGTCGACGGCCTACTCGACGACATTGCTCGGCTCCTTGTAAAGCAGGCGCTCCTCGCCGCGTTCGGTGGAGGGGGAGGGGGCGGCGCGGCCGGTGCGATTGGCAGCTTCTTTACCGCGCAAGGCGGCGGTCGAGTTCCTGGGAACAGCGACGTTATCGTCGGCGAAGACGGTCCTGAGCTCATTCGCACTCCCGCCGGTGGCGGCGACATCACTCCCGCCGGCGAGACGGCGGCAATCATGCGAGGCGCAGCAGCGGCGGCTCCGATCGTCAACGTCACGACCCCACCGGTGAACATCACAAACGTGAGCGATCCGAGCGAGATCCCGAGTGGTATTGAATCGCCAGATGGCGAGCAGGCGGTTATGAACGTCGTTAGAAAAAACCGAAGGACCTTCCAGGGGATCACGGCATGACCTTCAACGCGGGCACAGCGACGGACTACCTGGACATGCTCGATCAGCTGATCGAGGTAATCACCGGCCGGCACCTCGACACGATCGTTCTCGTCTCAGGCGGATCCGCGACGTATCTCGTGGGCGACATCCTGGGGCTCGACGAGACCGGAGCGACGAGCACCGAGGTCGCCCAGATTGAAGTGACTGCCGTCTCCGCTGGCGTGATCACCGACGCTCGGATCTATCGCGGCGGCGTTTACACGGTTGACCCGACGAACCTGACGGCCAATGCCACGACGGGTGGCGGCGGCTCGGGCGCTACCTTCGACATCACTTTCGCTGCGACCGGCTGGACACAGAACGCGCGCGAGAGCGAGGCCGTGTCTGCGACTGTTGGCGCTGCCGGGTCAGGCTACACGAACGGTTCGACCGACGTGCTCACTGTAGTCGGCGGCGTGCTCGCTCCCGGCGGGAGCGCGGCGACTTTTACGGCGACGGTCACGGGCGGAACAGTCGACTCGGTTGCGCTCCTCGCCGCCGGCGACTACGAAGTTTTTCCGACGAACGCCGTTCTTACGACTGTTTCGCCGACCGGCGGGACTGGGTGCACACTCAACGTGACCTGGGCCGACGTTGCCGGCGATACGATCGTCGTCCTGCAGGGCGACGCTGGCGCATCGCTCGATCCCGTCGTCGGCATCAAGACCTACTCGAGCGAGACCGACGAGACCTCGATCAATACGGTCTTCAACTGGGCCCTGTTCGGGATGACGGCCTGGCAGTCGAGTACGAACCTGCACCTACAGCCGAACGTCTCTGACGGTTTCAGTACCGCAGACGATGGCGCCATCACGACCTCGACGACGGGCGACGGCGCCTTCGTTCCGCTCAAGGACTCCGACGCTTTCAATATCGAGTGGTGGATTTCGGCAACCGGTCGTCGCGTCTATTGCGTCTTCAAGATCGAGGCGGCGTCGACGACGTACTACGCCTCGTGCTACTTCGGCCTGCTCAATCAGTTCGGGATCACGACCGAGTTTCCGTTCCCGGCATGCGTTGCCGGCACGAGTGATCGCAAGCGAGTCTGGTGGCGCGACGTCGGCTCGATCTTCGGCGGCCTTACCGAAGTCATCGAGCGCAACAATGGACCATGCTTTGCTTGGGCACCAGAGGGCGTTTGGATCGGCTGCAAGAACGCGGCGATCTCGAGCAACACGGCAACGACTCCGACATACAACGTTGAGAGCGATGCGCCTCGCGCTCACGTCTGGCCGCTCGGTCCGTCCAACACGCACGGGACGGTCGATGATCGAATCTGGGCACTGCCGAACTCTCTGGGATTCGACAATGACGACCTGACCCTTACGACCCTGGCGATGGAGATTTATCGGACGCCAGACACCGGAGGCAACCTCTTTCCGCTCTTCCCCAACACGCTCGTACAGGCCGACTCCGCGACCGCCTTCTTCAGGACCTTCGGGGAAATGGATGGGGTCTGGTGGTTCCACATAGCCGACGCGGGGGTCACGAGCGAGGACCGGTTCACTCAGGGCAACGTCGCCTATTCGATCTTTCAGAACGGCACACGCATTCAGCCGTTCTCTTTCATGGCGATGCGCGAGGATTGATCCGATGACGCATGTAACCGGGACCGCTACCGACCTCGAGGATCTGCTCTCGCAGCTGGACACGTTCGCGACGACGACGCACGGCGGCTGGACGGGATACTCGACGAACCCGCAGACGACTGACGGCTGGTTCGAGCTCCACAAGGGGAGCCTGTCGATGTCGATCAAGTACCCGACCGACGCCGAGGGTCCGCCTCAGCACATGAGCGTCCACCAAGCGACGGGTTTCATCAACGACGCAACCGCGCCCGGAGCGCATACGGCCGACAGCGGGAGCGGTTTCAACACCGGGACGACCGGCCACACGAATGCGAACCTTCTGACCGAGCGATGCGTTTCGCAGATAGGCAACGGACCCTTCCCGAGTTTCCATTTCTTCGCCGACGATACGGCGACGCATGATTACATCCACGTTGTCGTCGAAGCGACGACCGGGATGTTCCGACACCTACTCTTCGGCGAGCTTGTGAGGTTCGGCGACAACTGGGTCGGCGGCGAGTACGTCTGCGGCCACTTCCAAGATCAGGGGTCGACCTCGCTTTCGACCGATGCGAACACGCAGGTCTTGCTTGATGGCCTTGGCAGCACAGGCGAACGGCTGCGCGCCGGTACCATTCGGATCGCGAGCGGATTGCTAAACCAGTCTCCGGCGGTCTGGGCCGTCTCGACTCAGGTTGCGTCGGCGAGCATGCTCAACGACACCGCCGGCAATATCCGACGCCAGATCCACGGAGGATACCGCGCCGGCATGGGGCCTCGAGGATTCGCCAACGCCGTCGGCAACTCGAGCTCCGGCGTCGTTGGCTTGGTTCCGATCGAAGCCTTCTATCGCGACCCCAGCAATGTCCGCTGTCAACTCCTCGGCCACCTTCCCGACGTTCGCGCTTTCAACACGCGCAACTTCGAGCCGGGCGAGACGATCACGATCGGCTCGGACACTTGGCACCTATTCCCTCAGTCGATTCGGACGCAGGCCTTGATCGTCAATCGGTCGCAGTTTTCCGGCATTGCCTACCGGCTCGTGGCGTGAACTATGCCGACGTTCGTCCAAGGAGCAGACCTCGAAGTCGGTCAAGCGATCCACGCCCTCACGGCTGCGATGAAGCCGGAGCCCGAGTTCCCGCGGCAAATCGTTCCCGACCTCTCCCTTCCGATTGAGTCGGGAGCGCTAACGACGAACCTGGACCACAAGCGGCCGATCGTCGTGTCCGAGTTCCCGGCGCAGGAGGAGGGCGCGAGCTCGGGCGGCTTCGATTGGTTCGAAGCCTTCCACGTTCTCCCGCGGTCGTTCGACTTCGGCAATCTCCTTTCAGCGCAGTCAACTCCGATCGAAGTCTTCAACGCCTTCCGCCGTGAAATCCGCGAGTGGACCTCGTTCGTCAATGGTGCTGGCGCCGGTACGAGCCTCGGCGGTCAACCTACGTTGCCGACGAACGTTGACAATCTAAGTGGCGTGCAGATGACGGTCGACGTGGAGACGACCGGCGATCCGTTTGTCGATGCGACTCTCGACTTCGGCTTCTCCGGGCTCGGGACAATCTTCGTTCCGATTGAGATCCAGCGGATCGTCCTATGGGGCGCGGTTCCCGAGCAGCAGCACATCGAGGCGCTCGACTTTCTGACGAACGTGTATACGTCGAAGAATGGGGAGGAGCAGCGGGAGTCTGTTCGGAAAGCTCCGCGTCAATCCTGGGATTACACCTACCGGATAGACGAGGGCGTCGAAATGCAGACGCTCGAGAACCTCCTCTTCGACTTTCATTCCCGCACCTTCGGCGTGCCCGTCTGGTTCGACGACACCGAGCTCACGAACGGCGAGTCGGCCGGAGCGTCCACCATCGTCGTCGGCTCTACCGACTTCCGCGACTTCCGCGTAGGCGGGTTGGCCGTGATCATCGTCGACCAGTCCACGTTCGACGTCCTCGAGATTAGCGCGATCACGGCGACGACGCTGTCCTTCACGAGCCCGACGATCAACGCCTACCTTGCACGGACGAGCGTCTATCCGCTCGCGACATGCTTCGCTCAGTCGCAGATCAGCGGATCGCGATGGCCTGTCAACCTCCAGGAGGACAAGATTCGATTCGAGCCGACCGACAACGACATCGACATCGGCGATCTCTCGGCCTTCTCCTCGTTCAACGGCAAGCTGCTGCTCGACAATCCCAACAGCGTTCGGGGCAGGAAGGTTGGGCATGGGTTCCGTATGGCGCTCGAGAAGATCGACGGCCAGACGGGACTTCGATTCCAGGACTCGTCATGGGATCGAGACAAGCGCGGCTATGTTTTCACGCTCCGCGCCGATGGTCGGCAGACGGTCTGGGAAATGCGTCGGATGCTGCACGGGATCAAGGGGCAGTTCATTTCGTTCTATGTCCCCCGCGCGTCCGACGATCTCGTCGCTGTCGCCGACCTCCTCTCGGCATCGAACCTGCTCGACGTGACTAACGTCGGCTACGCTCAGTTCGTTCGGCATCGCCAGCCGAAGAACGTCATCCGGGTCAACTTCGTTGACGGCTCGGCCCCGTTGCTTCGGACGATCACTAACTCGTCCAACACGAGCCCGACCGTTGACCAGCTGACGGTCGACACGAACTGGCCGAGCACGATCACGCCGGCTGAAATTTCGAGGATCGAGTACGTCGAGAAGCTTCGCTTCGCTACCGATCGAATCCGGATCAACTATGACCGAGCAGCCCTTCGAGCTCGGATGGTCGCTCCGCTTCAGGTGCTCTTCGAATGAGCTACGCTGCCCACGAAGGGACAGTCGAGGGCGGGCGGCCGATCGAGATTTACGAGTTCACCGCTGGCGCTCAGTCGTTCTTCTTCACGTCGAGTCAGGACGACCAGCTTGTCGGAGCTCAGACATATACTGCGGTTGAGGGGCTCTCGAGGGACACCACCGCAGACGGACCTACGAAGCGAGGCAAGGATTTCACGATCAAGCTTCCGACGGTCAACGCCGTTGCGCAGCTATTCGTCGGTGTCCTGCCGGGCTTTCGCGTTCGGCTCCAGGTCAGCCGGTTCCACCGCGACGACACTCCGACGCCGGAGGTCATCAAAATCTTCGACGGCTTCGTTCAGTCTGCGGCGTTCGGCAAGCAGGGCAAGGAGGCCACGCTCCTTTCCAAGACCGAGCTCGAGGGGACCGGCAAACAGATTCCGCGGAGGACCTACCAGAGTGCTTGCAACCACGTTCTGTACGACGTCAACACCTGTAAGGTCGACGACACGGACGTCGCCTTCCGAGCGTCCGCGCTCGACGTCGCGTCGCTCGTGGGCAACGTCTTGACGGTCTCGAGCGGTCTCGCCGGGACCTACGCCGACGCATTCATGAACGCCGGATACGTCGAGTCGATTGGCGTCGCCGACTTCAGGATGATCACGATCCACGTCGGCAACGTCCTGACACTGATCTCTCCGTTCTCGACGACGCCGACCAGCGTCAACGTCTTCGCCGGCTGTGCGCATACCGTCACCGTCTGCGGGGACAAGTTCGACAACGTCATCGAATACGGTGGGTTCCCCTACGTCCCGACGAAGAACCCCTTCGCGACGGGGATTGTCTGATGAAACTGCTGAAGCACCAGCGCGCGCGCCTTCAGCGGCACCGTGATCCAGCCGTTCGAGCTCGAGGAGGCTTTTGGCCTGCGCTCCTTCTCTTCATTGCGATGGAGCTCCTGCGGCCGAAGCCGAAACTCCAGGATGCGAAGCCGGCCGGTCTGGGAGAATTCAGGGTTACGACCGCAACCGAGGGACGTGTCGTTCCGCTGATGTGGGGAACGGTTCGGATCGAGGGTTCGAACATCATCTGGTACGATGACCTGCTGCAGGAGGCGATTTCGGTCAGGGTGAAGACCGGCCTCTTTTCGTCCGACACGCAGATTAGCGGCTATCGCTACCACCTGGGTTTGCAGCACGCGCTCTGCATGGGCGCGGTCGACGAGCTCCGCAAGGTCTGGATTGGCGACACGCTAGTCGGCGACTTCACCGGAGCTCCGATCGTTCACGACGGCACGTTCACGATCGACGAGCCGGATCTCTTCGGTGGCGAGGAGCTCGGTCGCGGCGGCGTTGTCGGGACGCTACGGTTCCACGCAGGCACGAATACGCAGGAGCCGAGCTCGTATCTGGGCGGGCGACCGGCGACAACGTCAACCGCGATCGCCGGCGCAGGTGCCGGCTACTCGGTCAGTGACCTGCTCACTGAGGCCGGCGACGGGGCCGCTACCGTTCGTGCGACCTTCAACGTCGACAGCGTCGGCGGCTCGGGCGAGGTCACCGGAATTACGCTCGTGACGGCTGGCACCTACACGACCCAGTCAACGAATCCCGCGGCGACGACTGTCGCGCCCAGCGGCGGGACCGGCTGCACCCTGACGGTGGCCTACGGCGTACCGTTTCAGAATGAGGGTGGCGCGACGCCGGCTTACCGCGACATCTGCTATATCGCTCCGGACATCCAGAACACGCTTCTGGGAACGTCGACGTCGATCGACCCCTGGAAGTTCGAGCTCCGCAGGATCCCGAACGGGCTCGCGCTCACTGCCGGTCATGAGCTCGTCGACTCCGGGGCGAACCCCGCGAATGTCCTGTATGAGATCCTGACGAACGCCGATTGGGGATACGGGATTGCGCCCGCAAGAGTCAACACGACGAACCTCTCGGCCGTCGGCGATACGCTCTTCGCCGAGGGAAACGGATTCTCGTTCCTGCTCGATCGCGAGATCGAGCTCCCCGAACTCGTTCGTCAAATCGAGGAACAGATTGACGGCGTCCTCTTCGAGAACCCCCTTACAGGAAACTGGGAACTCAAGCTGAGCCGCGACGATTACGACATCGACCTCATTCCCGAGATCGACGCATCGAACATGCTCAACCTCAAGTCGTTTACGCGCGCGACCTGGGAGCAAACGACGAACCAGATTCGCGTTCCGATCAACGACCAGGCCGACGAGTACAAGAACACCTTCGGGTTCGCCCAGGACATGGCGAACGTCCTCGTTCAGGGCAAGAACGTGTCGGCGAGCGTTTCCCATCCGGGCGTCAAGACGACGACGCTCGCCAACGCGATCGCCTGGCGCGAACTCCGCGTGCACTCGACTCCGTTGGCTCAGGGTTCGATGATCGTGAATCGTTCGCTCTACGGTCTCTTGCCCGGCGACCCGTTCGCGTTCACCGATGCCGACATCGGCTTCGTTAGGCTACCAATGCGCATCCTCTCGATTGACTACGGCGATTTGCTCGATGGGGAGATTGTGATCGAGGCTGTCCAGGACGTCTTCTTCGCCGCGGCCGGAGTTTTCGATCCCAACCCGGGAACGAATTGGACTCCCCCTGGAAACAACCTGGTCGCCTATCCGGCGAACGAGCAGCTGGCATTCGAGGCTCCTCGAGGCCTGACGATGCGTGATCCACAGACGGTCGACGCAGAGACGGACAAGGTCTATGCGTCAGCACGTCGACAGTCGAGCGAGGCCGCCTTTGAAATGCGAGAGCGGCACGCTAGCGGCACGCCCACCGGTGCCTATGCTCCCGACTTCGGCCAGGTCTTCCAGTTTCAGCTGATCGGCCAACTCAATTCGGCCCTGAACCTGAGCGGGACCAACCCCGTCGGCTCGGTCCTTGTCGTTCCGGATCCAGACACGCAGGCGGCAGTCAACGAGGCCTTCCCGACGGCAGTCAACGTCAGCGAGCTCGGAACCGAGCTCCTTTCGCTCTGCCTGATCGAGGAGGAGTTCATCCTCGTCACGAGCTCACAGACGAGCGGCGGCAACGTCCAGCTGAACACCGTCTATCGCGGCATTCTCGACTCGGTCCAGGCCGATCACGCAGCCGGGACTCGAGTCCACCTGATCTTCGTCGGCGGCGGCATGTCCGCGACGGCGCTCCCTGCCGGCGACAACGTCGATCTAAAGCTGGTCCCGAAGAACGCCGTCGCCGAGCTCCTCGAGGCTACCGCGAGCGTCATCGTCCTGGCGATGGACGACCGGACGAGGCGCCCCTACCCGCCGGCGGCGTTCGATCTCAACTCGGTCACACTCGACACGACGAACGTCGATCTCGACGGATCGGGCTCGGGCGAGGACGTCGGCGTCTTGATCGACTCGGTCATCCGGCGTGACTTCCGGACCATCGACGAGATCGCTGCGCTCGCAACCGATGCCGCCGCCCTCTTCTCGGACTTCCCGACCGAGAACAGCACCGAGATCGAGATCCAGGTTCTCGACGGCGTGACGGTCCTGCACACCGAGACTGGGATCTCGGGCACGAGTACGACCGCGCGCCAGCTGGATATCCTCGAGGGCCTCGATGCGACGTCGCTCCCGGCCTCGCTCACGTTCCGGGTGCGCGAATCGCATACGCTCGACGCGGTCGTCTACACGTCGCGGGTTTACCTCGCGGTCGTCTCGACGATCGCGTCGCCGTTGGTTGGGATCTTCGCGTTCGGCGTCCTCGACGACGGTGAGATTTCGCCGATCTACGATGTGCAAAGCGGCGACGACGCTACCGATCACGTCTTCAACCTCTCGTCCTCTTTCTCCGTCGGCGACGTCGAGTACCGACTCGACGGCGGTTCGTTCCTCACGCTGATCGCAGCCGGAGGTACGGGGCCAGGGACGATTCCGAACGCATCCCTCTCGGTCGGAACCGACATCGAGATCCGTCACCTATCGTCGGACACGACCCCCCAGAAACTTCTCACCATGACTGTCGGCGGTACTGAAGAAGCGTACGCCGTAATGATTTCTTGACGAAGGGATTGCTGGACCATGAACGAAGACCAGAACGACGTCGTGAAAAATCTCCCCTCGCGCGTGTCGCGACTCGAGGCAAGTGTCGAACGTATCGAGTCGGACATCCAATCCATGATCAAAGCTGTCGATCGGATGGCTTCTCGGATCTCGGAGGGGCAAAAGGCTCCTTGGCAAACACTCATTGCCGGCGCTGGCGTTTTGATTCTCATTATCGGCGGACTCGCGCAGGGCTACGTTCGCGATCAGCACCGTGTCGAGCGTGACCTCACTGCGCTGACCGATCGTGTTCTGGTGCATTTTGAGCAGCCCGCGCACACCGGCATCGAGCAGCGCGTCATTGCGATAGACCACTCGATCGAAAAGTTCGAAGAGCATCTGGCAACACGGTTTCACGAACTCGACGACAAGTTGCAGAAAGAGATCCGCGCGCAGGATGGGTCCAGCGAAACGCGACACAAGACCATGCGCGACTTGCTGGATCGAACGGACGACAAGATTCAGAACGAGATCAGGGCACTCAGCGAACTTGTGGACGCCAAGCTCGCCGCATTCGCTGTGGGCAAGTAGAGCGCAGGGCTGGGGGTACTGGCTTCTGTTCCCCCAGGTCGTCGGCGGGCTCTCGGTCTCCGGATCGAGGGCCCGCTCTTTCTCAGCTTGCGACTTCCTGCGTTCGATCGTATGGTCTGGCGCCAATGAAGAACCACGTTGCGGAGGCCGAGGAGCAGGTCCGGGTGAAGCGAGAGATCAAGGCTCAGAGCACGTGGCGTGAGCGCGCGCTCGAGGCCGCGACCCTCGTGACTGAAATGAAGTTCATGCTCTCCGGCTCCGGAGTCCGCTGGCCGCCGGGGCTCAAGGAACGAGTTGAGGCGCTGCGCGATCGGTGGCCACGTAGCCATGGCTGAATGGACCCTCGACGAGCTCGCCCTCTTGCGCCATCGCTACGGCTCCTGGCCTGATGCGAGGCTCGCTCTGTACCTGAGCCACGACGTCGACAAGATTCGGGCCAAGGCCGCCGAGCTCGCTCTTGCCAAGAACAAGGCGGCCTTCGTCGGGACGCGGCGAATGCCGCGATGGACAGTGACCGACGTTGCGCGCCTTCGGCGTTTCTACCCGACGACAACGAACCTCGAGCTCGCCCTGTTGCTCGAGCGCTCGGTGAAATCGGTAACGTCCAAGGCTTCGAATCTTCGACTGCGCAAGAGCTCCGATCAACTCGAGACCATGGGCCGGACGAACCGCGCCCTCCGACGACCCAAGAAGGAATCATGACCGACGATCCGCAGACTGAAGATCCGACGAAAGCGTCGAAGCCGATCCCCGAGCCGCCGGCCGAGGGCGAGCTCCTCGAGGCATTCCGTCTGACCGTTTCGCTACAGCAAGGAGTCGGCTTCCAGGTCAACTGGACTGTCGGAAGCGAGGTCGTGCAGGCGTTCTTTTTCCAGCACCACCCGATCGCCGCGGCGATGCTCTCGAGCATTGTCCAGCCCTTAAGCCCGCCGCCGATCGCGCCGACGGTCGATCCCACCAAGAAGATCGGCGAGCTCGGCCCGCTCCCGACCGTCGAGGACTTCGCCGACCAGATCGAAGGGGCGATCCTCAAGGATCCCAAGTTTCGCAAACCGAGCCCGGGATGACCGGCCAGCACCTGGAGCTCCTCGAGCTCGTGCGGTCCCCCAAGGCCAAGGCCTTCCGAGGCTTTTCGGACGTCATCGGCTACCGGATCCAGCACGGCAGAGCACTCGAGGCGCTTCGGATGCTCGTCGCGATCGGCGCGGCTCCCGAGCTCGCCCACCAGATCGTCGACGGCTGGCCGGAGGATGGGGTTCGCCGACTGCCGGGGCTCGAGTTCGGCGAGGAGGCCGCCTGCCGGCTCGCTCACTACGTCGACGACCTTTCGGCCTACGATTGGATCGGTCTGCTCAGGCGGTCTCTGGGCGGCGCAAGGCGCCCCGTGAGCGATTCTCGCCCCCAGGGACTTCCTCCAGGGTAGTTTCCGATTGGGGTTGGAAAGGCCTCAGGTCCCCTGGGGGGACCGGCCGATAGGAGAGCCATGAAGCAAGCTACCGACAGCGCACAGCGCCCCCGCATCCTTTCTTTCCACGAGCTTTTCGACGGCACGATCGTCGCGAGCCGCTTCCTCACTCGCTTCGGCGACGTCGTCTGGATGGTCGACGAAGTCCTGACCGACGGCGCGTTCGGCGAAGAGCTCTTTCAGGGTGACCGTGCCGGCTGCGTGCGCAAGCTGCGCGAGCTCGGGCAGGTCTGGAACGGAGCTAGCTAAGACCATGAAGCACTCAATCATCGACGCCGAAACCCGCGAGGACATCCTCGACACCATCCAGATCTGTGAAGGGCACCTTGCCGACGTGGCGGCCTCCGAGGGCAAGGACCTCGGCCCCTTCGCTCGCGTCTTCGTCCCCGACACCGTCGACTTCGCTCGCAAGCAAATCGCCTTCGAGAAAACCAAGCTCCGGATCATGACCATGCGCGAGCTCATCGCCGAGCAACGTGCCGACGAGAATGCTCCGGCTCGCGAATGGACGGACCTACGTCTCGAGAGCCTCGAAACGGTCCTCGAGGCCTGGGAGCGCGGCTTGCGGGCCTTCTAGCCAGGTGGTCGCCTGGGAGCTTCGCTGGCCGCTCTGGCCGCTAACGGGCTCCTGGCGCCCTCCGGGGCCGTCGGCTGGCTGCGCGCGCCACAGGGCGTCCCAGGCCGGCTGGCGGCCTTCTTTCTTTTCCCTGAAATCGACCCTCATGAAGCAAGCTCAGAACCCCGACGCCGCCCTTCTCCGGAGGATCGGCAACGTCAGCGAGATCACGTATCCGGTCGGCGACGATTTCGTCACCGAGCGCGTTCGGTCCGTAGCTCGCCCCCAGCCCGGGAGCACCGGCCTGACGCACTTCATCACCGAGAGCGGCGCCCGCGTCCGCGCGATCGACGTTCTCGCTTTTTCCCTGTAGGGCCTCAAGGGATTCGGCCCGCCTGGCCGAAGAGAGATCCATGAAGCAAGCCATCCAAGCCAACGACATCGCCGAAGGCGGCGTCTACACCTACCAGGGCCAGCGCGTCCGCGTCCTCGCCGTCGACCCTGACCAGACCTCCAACGTCTGGATTATCTTTCTCGAGGACGTCGACCGCGACGCTATCGTCGATCCCAAGGAGCTCTCCTAACCCCATGACGCTCTCCTCGACCTACGTCCGCGCTCGAGACGGCGCCCTGTACAAGAACCCCGTCCTCGTCTTCGAGGAGGGGTTCGTCTGCTTTTCGGACCATGAGGATCCCGAGCTCGTCGTCTGGCGCACCGGCGCCAAGTTTGCCCTGCTCGAGGCCGCTCAAGAGCTCCTCTCTCGGCGCCTCGGCCGATCGGCGGCCCCGAGCTCGGTCGTCCTCCACAGCCGCTCACAGCGCGTCGTGCCGGACACGGAGCCTTGGGAATGGCGACCGGCGATTAGCTATTTCTTCCAGGTCGTCGCTCGGATCCCGCGGCCGCAGATCCACGGGGGGACCGCGCGTTACCCCCGCCGGTGCCCGGGTCTCGTCCTCGACTGGCCGCAATCGCCGTACGACGTCGCGGAAATCGAAATTCCAGAGTAGGGCCCTCAAGGATTCGGGCCGGGATGCCGAAAGTGTAGGCATGAAGCAAGCCATCCAAGCCCTCCTCCGCGCCCTTCCGACCGTCTCGATCTCGATCTCGGCTAGCCGCCGCTCGGTCCAGCGCGAGGCCGCCCAGCAGAAAATCTCCTGGGAGGTCGGTATGCTCCTCCTCGAGACGACCGAGGACACCGTCGTCCCCGAGCTCGCCAAGATCTGAGATTCGGCGCCTCCGATCGGCAGGATACGGGCTACCTTTCCGGTCGTGATCTGCTCGCGACACGATCAGCGGCCGGTCGGGCGCCCTTGTCCGGCCACCGTCGCTCTGGGGATCCTCTTCCCGTGGGCGGTCTTGGGGGCCTCTTGGTGGCTCTGGGGCTGGACGGTTCCAGTCGTCATCCTCGCTGCCGGAGCGATCTTGCTATGCGCTCTCCTGTCGGTTAGAGCGTAGGGCCTCATTCCGAAACCCCGACCTCGAGGTTCCCATGCAAGTCTCGGTTCCTACGATCACGCCGTCGAAGAAGTTCGGCGCGGCGGCGCTCGCCGCGGTCCTTTCCGGTGTCGGCATCAAGTTCGGCTTCGCGATCGAGCAGATCGCCATCGTAACCGCTCCGCTCTACGCCTACATAGGCAGCCAAGGGCTCGCCGATATCGGCAAGGAACGCGAAAAGGTCGCCCGAACGATGGACAACGCGAGCCACCAATGAAGCACCTTCTCTCCATCGCCACCGTCGTCGCCTGTTCGTTCTTGGCATCCTGTCCGTCTGGCGGCGGGTCGCGGTTCGTCAACGAAGACGGCACGATCCGCGTCGAGCGCGTCAGCGCCGACGCTACTCGCTACGCGGGACACTTCAGAGCCGCCGCCGCTGCGTACGCGGAGAGCAACCCGGACAGAGCGAAGACATTCGAGACGATCGCCTCGGCGCTCGACGTCATGGCCGCGGCGTCCGGCGATGAGACACGCACAGATGCGCTGCTGTCACTGTCGACCCTGATCTCGAAGGTCGCGATCGAGGAACTTGACGGTGAGGACATCGCCATCGTGTTGCTTGTCCAGATCCTCGTCGACGAGATCATCGTCGCGACGACGACGTCCGCCGTGCCGTGATGGTAGGTTTTGATCGGTGGAGCGGTCCGGATTGCGGCTATCGCCTTGATCTGAAACCCTCTCTCTCGGAGCCTGGCGTCCCCGGGCCGTAGGGATCGCCCCACCCGGACCCTCCCGATGCGAGCCGGGGGGGTCTTTTCTTCTCAAGGTCACCTGGCCGGATTGCCGATACCGGGGTACGTTCACAGACCTGAGCCGTCGCACACACGAACCGCGAGGCTCCTTGAGAGAGAAAATATGAAGCACGAGGATCCGGCCGGCGCGGCCGTCACTAACGCGCCGAACGTTCAGAACGGGACCTACACCGTCTCGCATCCGACCCAGGGGCACTTCACCCTGAAGGTCTACACGGTCCTGAAGGGCGACCTCATCGGGAAGCGGATCGTCTCGCTCCTCGTCGGCCCCGACAACACGACGAACTATCGCGGCGTTGCCTTCTGGGACGACGCTCGCAAGAAGGCCACCGTCTGGCGCCGGCATCGCGGCCCCGACTCGAACCTTCCGATCGACGGCTTTCACTTTCAGAAGACAGGTTGGTCGGCGATCGAGACGAAGCTCGCGATCTGGGTCGACCTCGCCGTCCGCGCCGCCGACGGTTTCTGGACCGGCGAGGGGTACGAGCTCCAGCACGCCGGTCGTTGCGTGATCTGCAATCGCAAGCTCACCGATCCCGAGTCGATCCGTCTGGGCATCGGTCCGAAATGCGGAGGCCGATCATGAGCGGGATGCCGGATCGTCCGACCTTCGAATGCTGCGTTTGCGGGTTTTGGTTTCTCGCAAAGGATTGGGGCCTGTGTTCCGAACCTCGGGCGCCCTTCAGTAGAGAGCGCGTCCACGCCTGCCTCGATTGCACGGGCGGCGTCACGGACGAGGCGTTCAGGAGGGGGGGGATGCCTGTTCCAGCCAAGGCAGAGTCGGCAGAGCTATCCGTGGTCTCCATCGGCGAGAGCTCCGTCAAGATCGTGGAGATCGTGGATTGGGATCTGGTGGCTACCCCGGAAGGTCAGCTGGTGCCACTTCGATGCTGTCACGGATTGCTCGAGCACAAGTCAGGATGCTCCCTGGGGATCGAGAGCGGAGGCCAGTCATGAGTGTTCGAGGACGTCTGCGCTGCCTGCGCGTCAAGGCCTGGTGGCGGATCTACCACGCGGCCGTCGCACGCGGCGACCGCACGACGGAGATCATGCTCTGGGATCGGTTGATGGCGAGCATGTTGGGGAAGGTCTGATGGCGCTCCAACGCCCTCCGATAGTGAGACTCGAGTTCCGCCTTCAACTTAGTCCAGGATGGAAGGAGGTTCCCGGGACGTTCACGCGGGCCGAGGCGCTCAAAAGGATCCTCGAAGCTCGAAAGCATTCGACGCATTCCTACCGCCTGAAATCATACGAGGACGACCGATGATCTTCTGGATGTCGTTCGCCGACGAAAAGGGCTTTCGCGGCGCATGCTTGGTCGAGGCCGACGACTTCGACGCCGCGCTCTCGAAGTCCTGGGAGCTCCGGATCAATCCGGGCGGCGAGGTTCAGGCTGCGCCGCTCGAGGGTGCGACGGCCGAGAACGTTGCGCCGTACGGGTTGAACCGCCTGTATTCGAAGTCCGACATGGAGGCCCTGGGAGGAGCCGAACGATTTTGAGCTACACGAATACCAGTCTGTCGACCGCTCGCTCGTGCCTCACGAAGTACGACTTCGGATACAACCAGCAGCTGGAACCCGACAGCGCCGACGCCGAAGCGCTGCAGGTCGGCCAGGCCTGGCACAAGGCTTTCGACGCCGACGACCTCGACGACGAGGACCTGCACAATCAGTTCCTGATGGCGCCCTACCACGCGATCGAGCGCCACGCTCCGAGTCCACTTTGGAACGAGAAGCTACGGCGACTCTTCGCCGCCTATCACTGGTACTGGAGAGACCAGCCGCTCAACCTCGAGCGGTCCGAGTACAAGTTCAGTGCCGAGATTGGTGGCATCGAGTTCGAGGGACAGATCGACGGCATCCCCGTGATCGACGGACGTCGCGGCATCCTCGAGCGCAAGTCGACTGTTGACGCGCTCGACGCCGAGTCGTCGTTCTGGGATCGGCTACGTCTCGATGTCCAGGTCGGCGTCTACTCGCTCGGCTGCGGCTTCACGCCGGCGTTCATCCTGTACGACGTCATGCGAAAGCCGACGATCAATCCGAAGCGCCTGACGAAGGCCGAGATCAAGCGCATGGGCGCACAGGTCCGGATCGACGGCGTCACGAAATACTACGACGACACCTTCACCGCCGAAGACCTCGAGGCTCCGCTCGAGGAGGGGCGCGAGTCGATCGCGCTCTACGGCGCGCGCCTCACCGCCGACATCGGGAACCGTCCCGGCACCTACTTCGCTCGCCGCGAGGTTCCTCGAGGCGCCCAGGACATGAAGACGCTCCAGGACAATCTGATCGCTCAGATCCGAGTCCTCGAACACGCGCAAGAGTATGGGCTGATGCATCGCAACCCAGACGCCTGCGCGGCTCGCGGCTACAGCCAGTGCACCTTCTTTGGCCTCTGTTCCAATAACATCCGACCGGAAGAGGGCGATCCCGCTCCTGACGGATTCCATCGTCGCGAGCACCGCCATCCGGAGCTCGCTCAACCTGCCGACTAGGCACAACGAAACGCCCATGGCATCGAAACCGCACGCGCCCCCTGCGCCGTCCGCTCCGGCGAAGAAGCAAAGTCCCCGCGCTACGATCCCGGAGATCGTTCCGCTCGCCCTTGCGACCGGCGTCTCGAAAACGGCCCATCGCATCGTCCTGTACGGCACCGGCGGTATCGGCAAGAGCACGCTCGCTGCCTATCTGCCGGCGCCTCTCTTCCTCGACGTCGAGTCGAGCACCGAGTTCCTCGAGGTCGCATACGACTCCGAGCTCCGCACTGCCCCCTCCTGGTCGATGCTCCGCGGCAAGCTCGCGGCAATTGCCCAGGCTCCACCGAAGGGTGTCCGCTCCATCGTGATCGACACAGCGAGCGTCGCGGAGGAGCTCGCCAAGGAGCACGTCATCGCAACGCGCAAGACCGACAAAGGCAGACTGGTCGATTCGATCGAGGGGTTCGGCTGGGGCAAGGGCTGGCAGTTCGTCTATGACGAGTTCAATGGTCTGCTCGCCGATCTCGACCGGATCGCGACCCTGGGAGTCAACGTCTGTCTCGTTGCTCACGAGGTCTCGGCGCTGGTCCCGTATCCCGCCGCCGAAGATTTCATCCGGTGGGAGCCGCTGCTCTACTCCGGAGACAAGAAGGGCCGAGGCTCGACGCGCGAGCGCGTGAAGAACTGGAGCGATCACGTCGTTTTCATCGGATACGACGTACACGTCGAGGACGGGAAGGGCTCCGGCTCCGGGACGCGCACGATCTGGACGCAGGAGCTCCCGACACACATCGCGAAGAGCCGCGTCAAACAGACCTCGATCAATTTCAGTCTCGAGGACCCGAGCGCGATCTGGCGCGAGCTCGGAATCTCCTAACTCCCCGCGCGCCTGTCACAACGAACCGACAAAACGAAACCATGAACGTCGAAGAGTACACGCAGCACCAACTCGAGGAGGAGGGCGTCTTCCGCGCCTTCCCAGTCGCCTGGACCGTAGTCGAGAAAGAGAGCGGCTCCGTCGGGATCAGATTCCAGTTCGCGATCCGCCACAAGTGGTGGGGCAAGGAGCAGGGCTGGTCGCAGGATTGGCCGCCCGGGTTCTTCGTCTACGGCGAGGCCTGGGTCGTCAGACGAAAAGACAAGGGCGGCGGCATCAATCAGACCACCGTCGAGAACCTCGGAAAGTGCGGCCTTTGGAACGGCGACTTCGACGCGCTCCAGGGTCCGGTCCCGTCGGTCTTCGTCCTGCTCGACATCGGCTTCGAGACGTACGAGGGGAAAACGTCGATCAAAACGAAGTGGATCAACCCTGACGCCGCCGAACCGACTGCTCGAGGCGGCTTCGCGCCCGCCGATCCCGACGTTCTCTCGACGCTCCGCGCTCGGTTCCAGTCGCAGACCCGGGCGATCGCCGGAGGAGCTCCTGCCGGGACCGCGCCGGCGCCTCCGAACGTTCCCGCGCTGCCGCCGATGCCTACGCCCGGGCCTACGCCGGCGCCTACGCCCGGGCCTACGCCAGCGCCCGTCCAGGCCGCCCCCGCTCAGGCTCCCCCTGCGGTTGCTCCCGCTCCTCAGCCGGCCCCGGTCGCGCCACCGGTCGCCCAGCCTCCGCAGCCTGCTCCGGCGCCCCAGGCGGCCCCTCCGGCCATCCAGCCGCCGCAGGTCGCCCCTCCCGTCCAACCGCCGCCGGTCGTCGCCTCGAGCCAGGCCTTCATCGCTCCTCCCGCCACCGGAGCTCCCGACGATCCTGTGGATCCCGACGACACGCCTTTCTAAGATCGCGATCGGTGCTGGTCCTTCTTCCGGCGCCCTAAAGGAAATGGGTGAAGATCCTGGGCCCGCGACGGACTAGTTCCGCCGCGGGCCTCTTCGTAGGATCTTCCGGTGCGCGTCATCGTCGACACTCGCGAGCAGACCCCCTGGACCTTCGAGGACCAAGGTCTCGAGCTCATTCGAGCCAAGCTCGATGCCGGCGACTACTCGGTCGAGGGTCTCGAGCTCCGCGTCGCGATCGAGCGTAAGTCGCTCGACGACTGGACCGGCACCGTCATCCGTGACCGAGCTCGGTTCTATCGCGAGCTCGAGCGACTCCGCGCCTACGAATTCCGCTGCGTGATCATCGAGGCCGGCGTCCGCGAGATCCTCGCCGGCCGGTACAAGTCGATGGTCAGGCCGAGCTCGGTCCTCGGCTTCGTCGCCGAAGTCGCTGTCGGGCAAAATGTTCCAGTCTACCTGGCTGGCTCAAGGGCCGAGGCGCAGACCCTCGCCGGCGCATTCCTGAGAATGGCGGATAAGAAGCTCTCAAGGTCCCCTGCGCTCGCATCCGAAGGGTAGGGTTCCTGAGCAAGGAGTGGCCGCGACACAACGCCGGTCGGGCAAAGCGACAGCCCGGCATCAAGACGGTATCGCGGAAGTCGCCGCGACCAGGCGCGAGAAAGTCGACGTGGGGCTCCCGCCTGGAGGGAGCTCCACCACCCAAGGCGCCGGCAACAGCCGGCAACCGAGCCGAGGATCTACGATGAAAAACC